GGTTGATGGACTTGTTGATGGAGATCGCGTCGGCTACGGCCCCGTCGGCGTAGATGTTGCCCGGGATCCGGTTGATGCCGCGGAAGGGGGCCCAGGGCCAGGCGTGTGGGAGTGAGGGTTTCCCGTCTGGGGTCAGGCCGTAGGCGAGGAGGGTGGCGCCGGAGAAGGCGAGGAACCGGCCCTCGGGGAACTTCGCGGACGGCCGCTCCCAGAGTTCAATGACCTCCACCAGTTCCGCAGCTTCCTTTGCATAGGGGAGACCGCCGTCGTTGGCCGTGTAGGTGTATCCATCGTTGGGGCGAACCCCGAAGCGGAGGAAGCGACTGCCCCCGAACTCGTCGGTGGTCGGCTCGCCGAAGAAGTCAGCCGGGAAGTTCGAGGCCGCAGTCGAGAGGGGCAGTACCTTACGGTGGAAGATGTGGCGGATCTCATCCAGCCTACGAGCAGTAGGGTCAGGAAACACATCGAGAATGCTGCAGTACTCAGTGGCTACCCCCCCTAGTTGCTGCCCGCGGCTGTCGCGTTTGTTCGGGTCCCAGTAGGCCTTGACCCAAGCCGCGCCGTGGATCTCGGCCGCTGCCTGGGCGTTGTAGAACTCCTCGAAGTCGATGATGCCGGTGCGGATGAGGGAGCGAGCGACCTTCTCGACCGCGCGGGCTTGGAGCTGGCCGAGGGGATCTTGGGTCGGGCTGGCAACTTCGGGGTTGGGCCAGGCCTTGACGCGCTTCTGGACCGCTGACCGGACGGTCGGTCGGATGTAGTTGTAGACCTCGAAGGCTACCCTGTCGTCCGGGACGAGGGCCTGGTCGTAGGCGCCGAAGCGGGGCTGGCCGTGGTGCCACCCGCGGTAGAAAGCCATACGCTCTACGAGCTTTCCGCGGTGGCGGTTGAGCCAGTCGTGGGCGCCGACAAAGTCGTCCTCGGCTTGGTTGCGCTCCTGGGCCAGCTGGATCTTGAGCCCCTCCATCGCCTCCTTCTCCTCCGGGGTGGCGGGGAGCTGGTCTTGCGTGGGGGCGCCGTTGCTGGACGCCGGGGCGGTTCGGCCTACCTGGACCATCGAGGGTTACTCCGCGCCGGTCTCGCCGGGGTGGCGACGGGAGCCAAGGGCCTGCTGGATGACCATGCGTTGCTTCTCGCGCTCGAAGTCGAGCTTGTCGGCCTCCAACTTCTGCCGGGCCTCAAGCATCGAGAGGGGCTGGCCCCCGACATCGCGGGAGGTAGAGAGGTAGGAGAGGACCTTCCCTAGGGACTGGTCGATGGATCGGATGAAGAGGAATGCCACACCAACCGCCCCGCCCACCGAGAGGAGGACGATGAGGAGGAGAACGGCGGCGATAGCGATCTGGTGTAGCATCCTCAGGGAGGACCCTACATGAGAATCGTCTCGGTTGCAAGCCCCGATTTTGCCGCCTTGGTCAGGCGCTTTCTCTCTCGCGAAGCCATCTTCTCGATTGACTCCAGCAGCTTGCGCTCGTGGCGCTGTTCCGAGGTTTCTTCCGGCCTCGGGGGGTCCTTCGCCTCGTCCTTGCGCTGGCGGTGACGGCGGGAGGCGCGGGTAGGGCCGCCGCGCTCGGAGGGGAAGCCGAAGTTCGCGAGGGCAGCCGCGAAGACGGCGTCGTCGTGCTTGCCTGGTGGGGCTTCCATCTTGCCGAGCTCGTTGCGGGTGAAGATGGCCATCTGCTCCAGCGTCTCCTCGGACAGGATGTGGATGTTGCCGAGGCGGAAGGTCTCGATGAACTCCTCGAGGAGCCGTTGGCGCGACTGACCGGTGGTCAGGAAGCCAAAGCGGAAGTTGTTCCGGTCTCCGCCAGCGATAGTGTCGAGGGAGAGGCGTTGGAAGATGTTGGTGTAGCCACAGTCCGAAACGATCGTGTCGCAAAGGGCCAGGCCCTGGTTGGCCTCGGGCACGATGTAGGCTCCGTTGTACCACTCCGCGAGGGTGACGCAGATGTGGCCGAACTGCTTTTGGCCGATCACGGCGCGGAACTCCGCGACTTGCCGGATTACGGACCCGTCGCCGATGGCAAAAACCGAGGCCCAGCAGAAGTCCTTCGAAGAGCCCTTGAGGAGGCCCATGGCGCCGTCCGCTCCGATGACGTAGACCTCGTAGGGGTCGGGTTTCGCCCAGATCCGCAGGTTGGCGTTGTGGCCCTGGAGCAGTTTCTTCGGCGGGGAGTCGCCGTCGAAGGTGAAAAAGGCCTTCGGGGGGCGCTCCTTGGCCATGAGGCGCTGCCGCTCCAGCATCTCGACCGAAAAGACATTCGAGCCCACGGCTTGGAACATCTCATCCTCGGTGAGGGGGTATTCCTGGGCGAAGTAGGCCTCGGGAGTGAGGGATTTGGCCGTGGTGGAAGCGTTTTCTAGGCGCCAGCGTCGCCATTTCAGCTGCGGAAGGGTGAGCTCGAAGACCTCCTGCGCCATTTTCTCGTAGTCGGTGAGCGTAGCGAGGATATGGGCCTCGTCTCCGGGGTCGAGGGCGAGCTGGTACTCCGCATCGGACCGCCAGTCGATGAAAAACTTGGTTGTGGTCTGCTGGGGGAGGGCCTGGCCGGCGTCGTAGAGCTCGATTAGCGCCTCGACCGTCTTGGACTTCTGGTAGATCTCGTAGAAAGTGCCCGACTTCCCGTTGGCGGTAGACTCGATGAAGTACCAGAAGTGCTTCGGGCTGGCGATGAGGCTCGCGGCGACAGCGTCAGAGTCCGGGTAGTGGGCAAACTCGGAGAAGTGGCCGGCATCTTCCTTGAATCCGCGGGAGTCCATGCCTCCGGCCGTCTTGATGGTGAAGAGCGCTCCGTTGTCGAATGCCAGTTTCGTGGTCGCGTTGCGCGGGATCTCGGGGCGCAAGGCCAGCTTCTCCTCCGGCCAGAGGCGGACGAAGTTGGACGTGATGCGGAGGATGTTCTCCACCGACTCGCCCTCGTGGGCCATGAGGACGGCCTTGAAGTTGGGATGGAAGATGGCCCGCCAGATCAGGATGCCTTCGATGAGGGTGGAGAAGCCGACCTGCCGGGGCTTGCCGATGATGAAGGCGACCGGCCCGTCGTCTACGGCCATTTCGCGGGGGAAGAGCTCGAGGGCCTTGTCGGGGGAAAGGGCCGAGATCGCCTTGACGGCGGACTTCGCGGTCGTCGGCAGCTTCTTCAAAGCCTTCTTCAGGATGTCGAGGGCAGGCTGGCCAGCACGGCGGATGGATCGCCAGATGTTGAAGGCCCGGCGGGCCTGGATGGCCTCGAGAAACTGGACCTGGATGGGCCGCAGCTTGAAGGGGACGGCTACTCCGGGCTGGTCACGATCCAACACCCAAAGGACTTCTTCGATGAAGGCCTGCGGGTTGAGCCGGTAGCGTTCGCGGTCGGCCTCGGGGATGGCCGCAACAGCCTCGGCCGCCGGCTTCTGGACCTTCGGGGCCAAAAGCTACATCCCAAAGCCCATGGGGACTTTGCTACCTCCGGGCCGCGAGCCAAGAAGCCGTTGCTCGAGCTGGGCCCTTCTGGCGTCGAAGTTGGGCGCCGGGCCTGGTTGGGCGAGGAGGGCGTCCGCCGAGGGGCCCCCTCGGTTGTTGAGCCGCTCCATGGCGCCGTCGAGAGGGTCGGGTTGGGGGGTGCGTGGCCTTGAGACGGCAGAAGCCAGGGCTTGAGCCAGCTGACCACCGCCCGCACCGCCGCCTAGATCGTGCAATAGGGGCTCTCCAACGGAGCCCAAGGTCTTCAGGTCGTTCAAGTCACGCCCCGGCTGAGGACTCGGAAGAGGGGTAGCTCGGATCTGGTCTGTGGCCCCCCAGTTTGCGGGCGTCATTGCCGGGTCGTCGGTATCGCTGTCCGGCTCAGCGTCGGCTCCATCATAGCTGCCCGAGTACATCTGCTTCGGCATCTCTGACATGTCAAGAGACCCGTCGCCCAACATGTTGGAGGGGATGGCTTCCATAGCCGCCACACCCCAAGGACCCAAGGCCATCTGTCCCACCCGGCTACCAAGGACCGAACCAAGGGCCCTGCCAACGGGGGAGCTTGCGGCCTTGGCCCCTACCCCCGCGATGGTCCGCCAGGAAGCGTCGAAGATGTCGGACGCCGCAGAGGCTCCTGGGCCAAGGGCGGCTCGAACTCCCCTGCCAAGACTGGAGATTCCTGGTTCCTGTGCCGCGAGAAGGGTGGGGGTCTCTGCCCCCGCCATTTCAGCCATTGCGGTGGGAACCTCCGCGCCCGCCATCTGGGCCGCGTGGGTGGGGATCTGGGACATGTTCCGGCTGGTCAAGGACCCCGAAAGTGCCGAGGGAAGGTTTGGCTTGCCCGGCATCAGCGAGTTGCCCATCAGCGGCCGGGCGGGGGAACCGGAACCGATCGCAGGCCTGGCGTCGAAGTCGTGCCCGACGCCCGCGAAGGTCTTCATCTGAGAGAACAGCTCCTCCGGGGCACCCAGAGCCTTGGGCTGGTACGAGCGGGGAAGTGGCTTCCTGAGTGGTTGGGGCATACCCGAAGGAGGCTAGCACACTTGACGGCCTCGGGCTAGTGCCTACCACCAGGCGCATGAAGCGATACCTCATCTTGGGCGATATCCACGGCAGCTGGGCGGACTGGCGCGCCCTCGACACGGTCAACAACTTCCTGGCGAAGGTGGAGCGGAAGGTAGACCACATCATCC